CGTGCATATAGAGCAGCCAATCCTGGCAGCAAACTTAAAACAGCAGTAACTGGTAAAGTTAAAGCAGGCAGCAAAGCATCAAAAAGAAGAAAATCTTATTGCGCTAGGTCTGCAGGGTCAGTTAAGAAACAGTTCTGCAAAAACTAAAAACGATCCTAACTCTAGAATAAGACAAGCTAGAAGAAGGTGGAAATGTTAAAATAAATTACCGGTCGGGGGACATATGGGTAAAAAACTAATTATAATCTTGTTTGCATCATGTTTATTATTATGGACACTTGGTGCATTGTTTGATCAAGCCATGGCAGACGTATCTGGTGCAGGATCAACAACCAACACACAATCTACTACGGGATCATCAGCAACAAATACTGCTATAACAGGAGGCTATCACTCAGAGGCCAGCACTACATATGCCACAGGGGCCTCATCTAATTCAACTACCAACAATGATACTACCAACAATAATAATTCTTATACTGGTGATACTAGAACAGTAAACTCTGCTAATGCACCAGCACTCAGCAATATGTCACAAGACATTTGCACTATTGGTATTGGAGTTGGTGCTTCTAGTTTTTCTTTATCTGCAAGTATTGGTACACATAAAAGAGATATAAATTGTGAGCGTTTAAAATTAGCTAAAGCACTTCATGACATGAATATGCGCGTAGCGTCGATTGCATTGTTATGTCAGTCACCGATGGTGTTCGAGGCGATGGCACATGCTGGGACCAGTTGCCCTGCATATGGTCTGATAGGTAGTCAAGCTGAAGATTATTGGAAACAATATCCAAAACTTAGACCAGACTTTGAAGAGTATACAAAAAATCTTAAATACACGACAGGTATAGACAATAAAAAACAAGCAGATTTAGAGGCAGAAGAGAATGATAAAGCAGTTGTTAATTTTAATTGTGCTGACGGCGAACAGTATTGCACTCAGTAAAGCAGACACAGTAGTAGAGATAGACACACCAAATCCTGGCGACACCAGTACCACTATTACTTATACAACTGGTACTGTCACAACCACTAATAATTTAATTTCACAAACTTGGAATGATGGTAGTTGGACTGGCACACAGTTTCCCGATAGCTCAGACCTTTCTGAAAATATATTTGTCACTGGTAAACATCAAAAGTATTTAGAAACCACTATAAGCAGCACAGACCTAATGACAGAAGCAGAAATTCAACAAGGTTTTACTTCTAACTTTGGTGTACAGGCACGTTGGTGGAATAATCAAGCATCAACTTTTACCATGTACCAAACAGCGGTAGACAATTTAGGTAACGCTACAAAACAAAGCACAGTTTTTGAAGACACTACCAATCACAACTATCAATTTAATCCCTATGCCAACACNNTAATTGTAGCACCTAATGAAAACCTAACNCATGGCAATATCACGGCAGGTTTTAATTTTGATATACAAGGCTCAACTACTTATAACGGAGGCCATGCCGGCGTAGATTTACGCTCGCCCACACTAACGATAGACTATCAAACTTTATCTCAAACCAGTGTTACCACAATAGAGTACTGTTATGAAAAAAACCCACCAACCTGTCCGGGCCAAGACGAGATAGATGCAGTTGAAGATATGATAGAAAACTTCGAACCGTTTGCTCCTGAAGATATTTTTATGCCTGATGAAATAGATTATTACATTCCAGAAACAGTTATGTATATACCAGAAGAAATAGAGCTAGAAACTATAGACTACTATGAAATGCCCCCTGTATATGAAATGCCTGACATGGACATGACTATGAATATGGAAGAGTTTGAAATAGAAACTTTTGATGTTGAAATCATGTCAGTAGATACAACAGACATGATGCCTGATTTTACAAATGTAGAAGTATTTAACCAAGATTTAAGTATGGACATGCCGCAAGATGATTATTTTGATTTAAGTGTACCTACAAATATGGACATGGACATGGAAATGTTTGACATGGAGCCAATGAATACAAATGATTTTGTAGAAATGTTTACTAATGAACCTGAATTTGAAGGAGAAACCAATGCCAATTTTACTGAAGATGTTATGGGAACAGGACCAGAGATTGAACTCACAGAAAACTCTCCGCCCCTTACTAATAAAGAAGAGTATATTGAAATGGTTGAAGAACCTGTTATGATGGCGGCAACAGAGCCAGAGCCTATGCTTGAGCCAGAACCTGAATTTATACCTGAAGAAAAACCAATGCAAGAAACAGCAATGGAAGAGGAACCAGTTAATGAACCAGAACCCGAAGCAGAAATTGAAGAGCAACCCAGTAGCGAAGAGCCTATTGCAAACGAACCAAAACCAGAGCCAGACAATCCCCAACAAGAAGAAGCTGTCGAGGAGCCAGTTGAAGCAGAAGTTAACCCAGAACCTGAGCCAGCAGTGGAAGAAGATATAGAAACAGAAATTGTTGAAGAAAAACCAGAAATAAAAATAGACGTAGCTAAGATAGAAAAAACTATTAAAGAACAAGTCACTAATAAACTACAACAGATATCAGCTACACTAGACGTGGTTAGTGAAGTATTGAGTAGAGAAATGACAGCACAGCAACCTGATATATCAAGCTACACCGCACTCAATGCTGCCATGATAGACAACCGTCAATTACCAAGCGGCAACCTTGCTTTCTTTAATCAGATCAGTCTTGAAAGTTACAGTAAAACTATCTATAATGACCCAACTAAGATACTTGCAATGGTAGGTGTTGATCCAGTTATCGTGCACACACAAAAAGTGAACGCAGCTAGAAATAACACTAACGAAGCATATTTTAAACTAAAGGCGCTATTGGAGGCACAATAATGATTGAACGTTTACAGAAAATAGGTGTATTGATTACGCTCGTATCAGTTATTGGGGGCGGATTNTATACTTGGGGTACATTTAACCAAAGACTAGATGTCATAGAAACTAAAGAGTTTGTAGTCAACGAGACTGTAGATCTATCAGGTATCCAAGAACAAATATCAGAACTTGCAAAACAATTAGCAATAGTAGAAGCTAAAGTTAATTTTACCGACGCTAAAGTAGAAGAATTAAAAGCTGAGGCGGCAAACCCGTTTGCTAAATAACATGGCTGGTTACGCACGAGGAAAATACGCAAAAGCTATTTCAGATAGAAGTGGTGTATCTTTTCCGTATAGGCAAATGATTAAAGAATGGAACGGTTCTTTAGTACATAAAACAGAGTACGAAGAAAAACATCCTCAACTAGAACAGAACCCAACTACTGCCGATGCAGTAGCTTTACGTGATGCTCGGCCACAAGAACAACATGTAGTTTTTGCAAAAATAGGCCAAGGCGCAGACAGTGTTTTCAGTTCTTCAGGTATGCAACCAGCAACTCAAATTAACGACTTAACATTAAATTTTAAAATAGGAACAGTTATCGTATCATGAGTACTTACGCTAATTTAGTGCAGGATATAAAAGATTGGACTGAGAACAACGGTACCGATTTTGCCGACGAAATAGATCGCTTTATTGATAATACGGAGTTACGTTTATCTAAAGAGTTGATAGATTGTCCTGCTTTACGTAGACACGCTACTTCTTCCTTAACCGTAAATGATCCTTTTATTAATAAACCTAGTGGTTTAAATACTACTATCTCTTTGCAAATATTATCTTCTAGTGTTAGATCAGCATTAGAGTATCGTGATATAGGTTTTATAAATGAGTATTGGCCTAATCGTTCAACTACTGGCACACCTAAATATTTTAGTAATTGGGACGAAACTTTTTTTATTATTGCACCCACACCCGGCGCTGCTTTAAGTGTAGAAATAAATTACCGAGAACGTTTTACTACTATCAACAGTAGTAACACTACTAACTGGTTAACAGACAACGCCTACGACGTTTTATTGTATGGTGCTTTAATAGAAGCCGCCGTGTATAATAAAGATGCCGCACAACAACAAGTATACCAACAGCGCTATGCGGAATCGTTACAAGCAACTCAAGCCGAAATAGCATTAAAAAACAAAAGTTCATTTACAGGATAATTATGGCATTAAAATTAGGCAACAGAATAAGAGAAACCACAACCACTACGGGTACCGGTACTTTTGATTTAGCGGGAGCAGTCTCTAGTTTTCAAACGTTTGTAGCTGGTATTGGTAACAGCAATACTACATATTATGCAGTTATCCATAGGTCTGAAGCTGAATTTGAAGTAGGTATCGGTACCGTTACTGACGCCACAACCGACACGTTAGCTCGAACTACAGTTATATTTAGTTCTAATAGCAACAATGCGGTAGACTTTAGTGCTGGTACTAAAGATGTATTTGTAGCTTTACCAGCCGAAAAGCAACCTTTCTTAGACGCGAGTGATAACCTAGTTATCGGTACCGGAGCAGCAGGGGTTGATTATTCGTTGACCTTTGACGGCGAAAGTAATGACGGAGTCATCACGTGGAAAGAAGATGAAGATTATTTTGAAA